CAAATCATGTCCTTTTGCGCTCATGACTGTGGGCGAACTACCCGTGAACCCGCGTATCGATACTAAACCGTATATCACATGCTCCACAGGCTTGAGGTATTGTGCCACCTCAATATTAAACTCCATTGATCTAGCCTGAATGATCCTGGGGTCGTCGTTGTAAACGTTTTCAGTCTTCTGCACCTTAACAAAAGACTTCAGCATATAGTGTTTTCTCGTCAGCCCCGTCTTCTCAAGACGACGTAATGCATGCTCGTACGCCCGGCGCTTGGCACCGGTATACGACTCTACAACTTGCTGCCTGGTCCAGCGTTGAACCGTTTGCCCCCTGACACACCTCTTCAGATATTTAAACCCTGCCTTCAGCAAGCGTTTACCTAAATCGGTGACTACTAATGGTTCTAGTAGGTGTCTGGTGTCCAAACCAAGCCTCTCGTTGTGCACACACGACGCCGCCCCGTTAATGACAGGACTGGTCGAATATACTACGTAAAATCGTCCACAGCGATGTGGGGCTCCCAAGCTATCGGGTATGACGCCGGGACCAATGCGATGATCCAAACAGCACCTTTCCCTCCAGCCCGGGCCTCCCTACACCGCCCTGTTCGGCGGGCCTCCAGTTCTCAGTAATCGCCGTAGCTTTTCCATGAACCGGAGGTTCGCCTTCACCTTCCCTTGATCGTAACGACGCATCAAGGTCACCGCCTCCTCTCCTACCGGGGACCGCTGCAATCTCAAAGCAGCTCGCTCCTCTGGCCAGATGCACTCTGCGAGTGCGACCGAGCCGGGAATGAGCCTCGCCTGGTGGAACAAAGGCATCTCTGCATCTTTGCACCACTGGCGTGCCTTGTCTCTAAGCATCTGAGTTAGAGCAACAGTCCGAGGTCTGAAAACAGTATGTGTCCTCAAATAGTCGACCAGTTCGCAATTCGCCCATACGCGGGGGCGTTTCGCTAGCCAGTGCTGCGACTTCGGGGGTTTAACCTTGGTACCCCAAGGTGAACCATCACCGCGCCGAGGGGGTGCGAGCCCCTGGTGATGGGTACTAACGGCATTGTACCCCGCCGGTTCGGCATCCGCCGGTTGTGGGGCAGCCGCCGAGGCTGCCGAACTTCCCACTACCGGAGTTGAGGGTG